TGATTGACCCACCGTCAGCCCTTACGGTCACGGTTAATGTAATGGGTGTAGTGCCGTCATTAGGTACACTGACAGGATCAGCGGCAATTGTAGAAGCCGTGGCATCCGGTTCTAAAAAAGGAACCTCATCTAAATCAATGTCACTATCAATCCTAGACATCTATTGTTTGCTCCAAACAAATATCCCTAAATGCTACATCCTCTTGAGGGACAAATATATCCGATGGGCCTAGCTGTAATGTTGCCTCAAATGCATATTGATGCACATAAAAAGCACTGTTGTACGCCTGAAAACCATGGGCATTGAGCATTAACGGATTATTGTTGTTCTCAACCAGGCTGGGGAATCTGGCACCAAGTACACAATTGCATATCGGCTTCAATAATTCCTCACAACGGTCACGCGCATTACGTCCCGCAATTTGATTTGAGGTAGGCAGCATTACAAACAACTGTACCGATTGAATGATACGCTGGTTAAAGTAATTGCCGTTCTGAATATTATCGGTACTGTCAGTATCAATATTCCGGTTTTTATTCGCTAAACCATCGCCAATCACGACAAATAACCACGCTTTATCCGGCGGCTGCCTTGTATATGCGTCAAGTAACCTTTCAAAATTAACTGAGGCCGATATACGAGGCGTAATCTTAGCAACAATCGTGCCAGCGGCAGGCGTAAACAACGTAGAGTCATTAACCTCATAGGTAAAGGTGGTAGCGTCAGGTACCGTTGTGACCTCTCTGATTCCGTTGTATGTATCAGTTACCTTACTGCCGTTGAGTAATAGCGGTGAGCCGGTGGCAGTAACAGGACCGCTATCAGGTACCTGAAATACGATGGTTCTACGATTTGGTACATCTAATAATGTAAACGTACCGTTAAATTCTGACTCATTGGCACCATCAATCTGAACGTTAAAACCTGCATTCTCTGTCATATCATGATCGGTGGCAGTCACTAAAGTTGCTGCCATCCCATTACGGGTAATACTGTCAATGACAATGGGTGTTTGGGCACCGGTCATATTTATCTGTTGGCCCGTCTGCAATCCGTGAGCAGATACCGTAACTGCCGTAACCGTGGTGCCTGCTCTATCTAACGAAACAACTGATATTTGATCGGTAAAGTCATCAACAAAAGTGGGCAATAATGCGGCCAATTGATTAACGATGTCGGAAGCTCTCACAGTATTACACCCCCACGGCCCTCTAAACGCTTGCCTATTTCACGCTCAAAGTTGTTTTGAAAGTTACGGCGCTCAGTCTTAATGCCGTTCTGTAATGATGGTCTTGGTTCCATATTTTTAGTACCAAATTCAACAAACTCACCATAATCAGGGGCATCATTCTTAACGACACCATAGCCAAATTCTAATTGACGTGGGTTCACTCTAAACCCTAATGACCTTCTTAATCTGCCTGAAAAGTTAGCATGTGACTGACCGGGTGCCGATGCCACATGTCGCCTCCTACGTCCAGCACGGTTACGGCTCACATAAAGCCTGCCGCCCTTAGGTTTCTGTAATATCTGAGCGCTGGTAGTTCTCACTAGCCCTTTACCGGAAGTATAGGCACCAAATTCAACACCAGATCGTGTAAGTCGCCCCATATTGCAAATACGGGCGACAGCTTTACGACTACTGGTGTCGATTTTTACGCTCATGCCTTTGCTGCCTCCCCGGCACCGCGGGCCGCGCAGGTTAAAATCAATACTTCATCTTCTTCACAACAGTTCTCAACCGCAAGGATATCAATTCTTTTATTATTAAATAATATCCATGTCTCAGCAGTCACAGTGTCATCAGTAACATTATTATCCGCGTCATATTCAATACATATTTCATGGGTGATGGGTGTTTCTGTACCAACACCATCAAAAAACGTCTTACCCCTAATTGTCTTTATTATTGCCTGAACAGTATTGTCACCGTCAAAGTTCTCACCAAAGTCTGGTGACCCAAAAGGAGGGGGTACAATATTACGGTCCTGCAACGTAATGGGTTTGCCGCACTTGGCAAGATTACGCTTAAACAGTGTGCGCCGTGCCATTAGTGACACCCGATAGAAAATAGATTTGTTGGCTGCTTATCGAATTCAGCCAGACAACCACCCGACAAGGTATTAGCCATCTGACCAAAAGGTGTGCCTTTGATGCCTTCCCCAAATTCAAACCCATATGTGGCACGTCCACCACAACAAGGGTCTGTCTCACTGCTGATTGACAACGTATTTTCAGTGACAGCGGCAAAATGAGCGGACACATAAATATGAATTTGAGTCAAACAGGCATCAGAAAGATTGGCACCACAACTACTAATAGCTAACTGATCAACCAAACACTGAGCGGCATCAATAGCCGCTTGTATCTGGTCATCAGTCAGTTGTGTGTCAGCGGGTAAAATCGCCCTTACTTGCTCTACTGTAGCTGGCGTATATGCCATGGTCACACCCTTTCATCAATAACAGCATCAAGTGCGGCCTGATCGGCAGCGGCTAATATTCTCAATACCAACTTTAACTCGCCGTCAGGCTTTATACCATCCTCATTGGTGTAAATCTCAACAAGCCTATCGGTCGCATTATTAGCCATAACCAAAATATCCGCCACATTAACTGTATGGCTTGCCCGGCCGTCTAACGTAAACACCAAATACGGCCTATCATTTGTTATACGGGTCAGGTTATTGCTCAGGTAGGTGTAATCTACATAATAGTTATCAGCAAGGGTCTTGCTTAACTCAACCTTCTTACCTTCCCAATTATCAACGCCATCCTCTAATAAAAGTGCGGATTTCTTCTTAACCTCAGCGATACGTAATGATTTGTTTGAGAACAAGGACCCTAATTGAGCATTGGTCACAGCCGTATCAATAGCCGATTGAAAGCCATCATCAGCATCGACTATGAGGCAGTCAGAGTGGTGAGTGATTGCGTGCTGATACACCCCGGCACTATTGAGCCATTGAGCTAATGCGTCAAGATTAATGCTATTTTGATCCTTGTAGATATAATTCATGGCCCCACCCTTTGCACTGTCAGTAATACTGCCTCCACGTTAACTAACTGAGGTCCGCCGCCTCCCTGACGGCCGTATAGCATTTCAAAATCATGGTCACCGGGTGTTAACGGCAATATGGCTTTACGTGTCACCCATGGGCGATCAAGTGCGTCCTTATTCTCCTTAGAGTAGGGCTGTGGTGTAAAAGAAACACCATCAACCTCTAAATCAACCACAACTGACCGGTTATTACTATTGGTCCACGCGGTAAATGATAACTCCACCTCATATGTACCACCTATCAGGGGCAGAGTGGTAATGAATTTAGTTTGTGGGTTGCCGGCAAAGTTAGCCGTAGTCTGTGCTAATGCCGGTGAATCAAAGAACTGGTAATCAAACCCTTTGGCAAACTCACCGTTCAGATAATCGATTGTAGCGGCTACGTTAGCTCCTGCCGGTGATCCATCAGCCCGACGGATAAAACCAAACTCAAGCGGTCCTAACTCTTGACGTGTATTACCGGCCTGGTCAACAAGATCGGTGTAAGAAACAATAACCCGGTTTGCATTTAATGGGTCAACAGAAGCTACTAACGCACCGTTACCAGGTAAAAATGATCGGGCACCCTCTATCAGTACCGCTTTTTGTGCTTCACTGTAAAAAACACGTACATCTGTCATTTTTGGGCCACCTTCACGTAAGTCAGGGACCCTGCGAATAGTTCACAATCATTATTACAGGACACCTCATAACGTATCCCGTCATTTACAGCATCAGGTATCACAGGGAAAAATGAATTTAGAATAATGGAATTCACCACGCCTGAGTCAGCCTTAAGGTTTATCTGCTGATCAGAGGAAAAGTCACCCGGGGTATCTATATACGCCCGTAACGTCAATTCTGTATTTGCCGCCAAGGGCTTAACACCAAGCGCAATAACAACGCCACCAAAGCCGTTCTCAGCATCAGGAAATATCCGCTGAGTAGCAGAATCATAAAACTCCGCTACCCCATCAGGGTAATTAATGAGGTTAGGTATACCTGGACTTGAACCATCATTCGGAACAGGTACCCAGACACCAGCATCAACAGATAGCGGGCTAGCCTCTGTAAAAGTCCCATCAAGTGTGAATTCCCAACCAAGGGTCAATTTTAGTACTACAGAATCAGGGTCAATATCACCAGTTTCAGGGTAAAAACCAGCCATTAGATAACCCTCACATTAACCCTACCGTTAGTATTGGGGCAGAACGCCCATGCTCCTGAATCACCTTCAGTATTACGTAATCGCACACCATTGGCACGATTTACAACGTTATATGCCCGGTAACCTACCGGTGGCTCTGTAGCACGCACAGTCAGGTACACGTCCGCGTCACCGTTATTCTCAACGGATATGGCTGTACCAACCGCTATGCTGGTGACAGCATAAAGATTCACCCACTGATTAGCAGGCAAGTCTACATTCAGTAATGTATCAGGCATAAAAGATTAGGGGGCCGAAGCCCCCATCCTCTTATTTCTTGAGGGCTTCGTTAGATTTGTCTGCTTCTTTCTTTGCCTTGTCAACAGCAGCCTTTAATTTAGCAGGCTCCATTGTTTCAGCACCTTTGACGTTAAGTTGCTTACCAAGCGCACGCAAGGTAGTCAACTCATTGTCAGCAGCCAAATCTAAAGTTTCACCCTCAACAAGGGGTTTCACGCGATCACCCATTTTTTCAGCCTGAGCCTCAGTTAAATGAATCTGAGAACCAACCTTCAAACGCTGAAGTTTACCTCCGGCGCGAAGGGTTAGCTTAGGGTGTACTACCACGTGGGTAGGCTTCTTTTCTTCACTCATGACTCAATACCTCGCTATTAGGTCAAGTTCTGGGCAAACATCGCACAAGTATTACCGTAGTAATCAGTGCGAACTTGGAAACCAACAGCACCCCAGCTTGTGAACTCATAGTTAGAGTTGTACACCGGACGTGGCATAGCAACGGTATTGAAGCCCATGCCAACAACAG